GCCCTGCTGGCCGGGCTGGATGCCACGCCGGAAGGCCAGACCGACGCAGACGCGGTACCTGAAGTTCAGCCCGAGGCAATCAGCATGCCGGGCGATGTGTGGATGCTGGGCAAACATCGCCTAATGTGCGGCGACAGCACCAGCGCCGAAAACGTCGCCACGCTGCTGGGGGGGGGCATGCCGCACCTTATGGTCACTGATCCGCCGTATGGTGTCGAGTACGACGCCAACTGGAGAAACAAAGCGCAGCGTGCCGATGGCACACCCATAGGTGGGGGTGCTATCGGCACGGTCATGAACGACGACCGCGCCGACTGGCGGGAAGCATGGGCGCTGTTCCACGGCGAGGTGGCCTACGTCTGGCACGGAGTCAAGCAATGCGCCGATATTGTTAGGCAGCTTTCGCTATGCGGATTTGAAATAAGAGACTTGATTGTTTGGGGTAAGCATAGTCTGGTCATTGGGCGCGGTCATTACCACTCTAAGCATGAAACATGCTGGTACGCCGTCAAGAAAGGCGGAACCGGCCACTGGCAAGGCGATCGTAAGCAGACCACGCTGTGGGAAATCGACAATCCGCAGAAATCCGAAACCGGACACAGCACGCAAAAGCCCATCGAGTGCATGAAGCGCCCGATTGAAAACAACAGCAAGCCGGGCGACAAAATTTACGATCCATTCAGCGGCAGCGGAACCACCATCATCGCCGCCGAACAAACCGGCCGCATCTGCTACGCGATGGAACTCTCGCCGAACTACGTCGACGTCGCCGTCCGTCGCTGGCAGCAATTCACCGGCAAGCGCGCCACGCTCGAAGCCACCGGCGCGGAGTTCCCCGGCTAAATGGCCTCCCTCGCCGACCTCCAGGCCGAGCGCGAGCGGCTCAAGGCCGCCAACGCCAAGGCGGATTTCGACGCCGCGCTGGCCGAAACCTGCGACGGCAAAGACGTGCTGGCCGCCGGGCAGGCGGTGCGCCGGCTGATCCTGGACGCGCTCGACGCGGCGGCGGTGGAGTTCGTGTCAGCCATTGCCGGCGAGCGCGACGAAACGCGCGTGCACTACCTGCTTTCCGAAGCCGCGCACCAGTGGGGCACCGCGCTTGGCGAACGGGCCGCCGCCACGGTGGCCGGCACCGCGCCGCAGATCAACGAACTCGGCGACCGTTTCCGCCGCGGCGTCAAGCCGCGCGACCTGCTCACCGTGTCCGAATGGGCCGCCCGCCACCGCGAACTGAAAAGCGGCACCAATTCCCCCGGCCCGTGGCATAACGACCTGACGCCCTACCTGGTCGAAATCATGGATGCCCTCTCCGAGCATTCCGCGGTGCGCCAGGTCACCTTCACCAAGTCGTCCGGAGTCGGCGGCACCGAGGCCATGTTCAACTGGATCGGCTACCTGATGCACCACCTCGGCAACAAGGACCTGCTGTGCGTAATGCCGACGCTCGAACTGCGCGACCGCTCGTTCAATCCACGCCTGGCCAAGATGATCGACGAGTCGCCAGCGCTGGCCGGGCTGGTCAGCACCGCCAAGCGCGACCGCGCAAACCGCGGCGACCTGCTCGAATACGGCGCCCGCTCGCGCATCATCAAGGCCGGCGCCAATTCGCCCGATTCGCTGCGATCCGACCACCTGCCCTACGTCATCTGCGACGAGGTCGACGCCTTCCCCTGGGACGTCGGCGGCGAAGGCGACCCCATGACCCTGATCGAGAACCGGCAGCGCACCTACACCCGGGCGAAAACCTACCTCGTCAGCACGCCGACCAAGGAGGGCGCCTCGCGCATCAGCCAGCAATACCACCGCAGCGACATGCGCCGCTACTACGTCCCGTGCCCGCACTGCGGCGAATACCAGCCGCTCGAATTCGGCGGCAAGGACGCGCCCTACGGCCTCAAGTTCCGCCGCGCGCCCAAGGACGAAGGGCAGGAAGGCCAGGCGCAGGTTTCCGCAGCCTGGTACGTCTGCCGCGAATGCGCCGCCATCATCGAGGAAGCCAACAAGACCGACATGCTGGCGCGCGGCCGCTGGATCGCCGCCCGGCCGCACATCAAGCACCACCGCGGCTACCACATCAACGCGCTCTATGCGCCGGTCGGCCTCGGCCTGTCCTGGGTCAAGGTCGCGCAGAAGTGGATCGACTCGCAGGGCGACAGCGCCGAGTTGAAGGCGTTTTTCAACACCTACCTCGGCGAAGTCTTCCGCGAGGAAGGAGACAGCATCGAAAACGTCTCGCTACTCTCCCGGCTGGAAACCTACCCGGCCGCGCTGCCGGTCGGCCTGCGCACCGGCGGTGTCGACGTGCAGAAAGACCGCCTCGAACTTACCGTCGTCGATTGGGGCGCCGCCGAGCAGGCCTGGGTGCGCGACCACGTCATCCTGCCGGGCGACACCGCGCAGCCGCAGGTATGGGAAGAGCTCGCCGAAACGCTCGCCGACCTCGAAATCAAGGTCGCCGCCATCGATTCCGGATACAACGCCAGCCAGGTCTATGCCTTCGTCGCCAAACGCCGCTGGTGCTTCGCTACAAAGGGTGTCACCGGCATGGGCCGGCCGCTGGTCGAGGACGAAAAGAAACGCCGCCAACGCCTGCGCGTCAAGCGCAAACGCGGCGTGCCGGTAGAGCCGGTCGGCGTCGACGGCGGCAAGGCGCTGATCTACGCGCGCCTCAAGCAGATGGAACCCGGCCCCGGCTACGTCCATTTTCCGCGCGAACCGGCGTTCGACGACGAATACTTCGCCCAGATCGCCGCCGAAAAACTGGTCACCCGCTTCAAGGGCCACCGGCCGATTCAGGAATGGGTGCAGACCCGCGCCCGCAACGAGGCGCTGGATTGCCTGATCCTGGCGCTGGTGGCGCTGCGACTCTCTGGAGCCACGCTAAAGGATGCCTCTGTCGCGGTCGACGCCGAAAAAGCACAGAAAACCGAACCAATCCCGCCGCCGCGCCGCATCAAGCCGGCCGGCGGATTTTCCGTCAAACGTTGGTAGGAGCCACCGATGTCCGAATTCATGATCCGCAACCTCGCCACCGCATGCGCCGAAGAAATCGGCCCGCACGTCGATCACGCCGTCTCCGAAGTCGTCCGGCAGCGCCTGCCGGCAACCATCGAGAAGATCCTGCGCCGCGACTACGCAGGCGAGACCCTGAGACTCTACGTCCCGAAAAAGCCCGTCAGTGCCCGCCGCGACCGAGACGAAGCGATCCGGCTGCAATACACCGGACACAACGTCAAGGCGCTTTCGTCGAAGTTCGGCTTGAGCCAGTCGATGATTTTCAAGATTGTGAGCTTGAAGAAGTGAGAGTTTGAGCATTGGAGAATGAAATGAACATAATTTGCAGACTGTTTGGTAGGTGCGGTCATAGCGACCGAAGAATGACATGTCAGAAACATCATGCGCAAATGGAAGTAGTCACGCTGGAGCCGGCTTGCGATCTTCGAGACTTTTACGACGCAGCGCTGGAGCTTCTTCCAATAATCCTTGTGACGAATATCATTGATCGCGCAAAGAAAAAGCCTTTAAACGACTGACATAACCGGCGGAATCCATGCCGCATATCCGCCGTCAGATACGCTGTAATCTTCCCCCTGAACATTACAGCCATCCGCGGCGACGATGCTGGGTATGGCTGCCACGATCCCCTCTGACGAACCCGCGCGCCTGCGTGCCGGCGATACCTGGAAATGGACGCGCACGCTGGGTGATTACCCGGCCGGCACGTGGACGCTGAAGTACCGCTTCAAGAACGCCGCCGGCGGCTTCGAGATCACCGCCACGGCTGACGGCACCGACCACGCCGTCACCGTCGCCGCTGCCACCACGGGCGCCTATGCCGCCGGTTCCTACCAGTGGATCGCCTGGGTCGAATCCGGTGCCGAGAAATACACCGTCGACGAAGGAACGCTCGAGGTCGAACCGGATTATCGCAGCGGCACCGCCACGGCGGCGCTCGATGACCGCAGCCACGCGCGCAAGACGCTGGCCGCGCTGCAAGCGTGGATCGAAGGCCGCGACCCGGCCGTCGCCGAGTACGAAATCGCCGGACGGCGCATGAAATACATCTCGGTGAAAGACCTGCTGATGCTGCTCGACCGCTACCGCTCCGAAGTCGCCCGCGAGGACGATGCCGCGCGCCTGGCCTCCGGCCTGCCCGGCAAGAACAAGCTGTACGTCCGTTTCACCGGCAACTAAGGACACTGCATGGCCAAATGGCTCGACACCATCGCATCCCGCCTCGGCTATGCGCCGCGCCGCGGTCGCCGTGACTTCGCCGCCGCGCGCTTCGACCGCCTGACCGGCGGCTGGAACAGCACCAACGCATCTGCCAACGCCGACCTATTCCGCGCGCTCGACACCCTGCGCGCCCGCTCGCGCGACCTCTGCAACAACAACGACTACGCCAAGCGCTTCGTCGGCATGGTCGCCGCCAATGTCGTCGGCGGCACTGGCTTCACGCTGCAGGCGCGCGTCTATGACAAGCCCGGCGTGCCTGATTCAGGAGCCAACGACGCGATCGAACAGGCATGGGCGCGCTGGTGCAAGCGCGGCACCTGCGACGTGACCGGCCGCCTGTCCTTCCGCGACCTGCAGATACTCATCGCCAAGGCCGTCGCCCGCGACGGCGAATGCCTGGTCCGCCGCGTGCGAGGCAAGAGCGCCGGCAACGCTTTCGGCTACGCGCTGCAGGTCATCGACATCGACCGCCTGGACACCCGGCTGATCCAGCCGGCCGAAGGCAACAAGAACGAAATTCGCATGGGCGTCGAGGTCGACGCCTTCGGCAAATCCGTTGCCTACTGGCTGCGCGGATACCACCCTGGCGATACCTACGGGATTGCCGCCGGCGCCGTGCAGGCCGCGCACCAGCGCGTCCCGGCCGGAGAAATCCTGCACATCTACCAGGCCGACAGGCCCGAGCAACTGCGCGGCCTGCCGTGGATGCACGCCGCCATGACGCGGCTCAACAACCTCGGCGGCTACGAAGAAGCCGCGGTCATCGCGTGCCGTGTTGGCGCCGCCAAGATGGGCTTTTTCACCAGCCCGGACGGCCAGCCGCCAATGGACGGTGAAGATGCCCAGGGCGTGCCCTACCTGGAAGCCGACGCTGGCAGCTTCGGCGTGCTGCCGGCCGGTGTCGATTTCAAGCCGTTCGACCCGGACTACCCGAGCGCCATGTACGCCGATTTCGTCAAGGCTTGCCTGCGCGGCATTGCCTCCGGCCTAGGCGTTGCCTACCACGCGCTAGCCAACGACCTCGAAGGCGTCAATTTCAGCAGCATCCGCAGTGGCACGCTGGAAGAGCGCGACCAGTGGATCAGCCTCCAGGAATGGTTCAAGGATGCCTTCATGGAGCCGGTATTCGACGACTGGCTGGCCTCCGCGCTCGCCTTCGGCCAGATCACGCTGGCCAACGGCTCGCCGCTTCCGGCAAGCAAGGCCGAGAAGTTCACCGGACATGTCTTCCAGGGCCGACGCTGGTCGTGGGTCGATCCGCTCAAGGACATGAACGCCAAAATCATCGCCATTCAGAACGGCCTGCAGTCGCCCCAGTCTGTTGCCGCCGAGCTGGGCGTCGACTACGAGGACGTGCTGGTGCAGATCAAGCAGGCGCAAGACCTCGCCGGCAAGCTCGGCGTCACCATCGGCGCGCCGGCTCCGGTCAAGGACAGCCCGGAAGAAGAATCAGCGGAAACCAAGGCACTCGCCGCCGTCACCGGCGAAGTGCGCTCGCTGCGCGAACGTCTCGACGCGCCGCCGCCAGACACCGGCATGCGCGACCTGCTCGCCGCCATCGCCAACGGCCAGGAACAGACCGCGCAAATGTTCGCCGCCGTCATGGCGCGCCAACCTGAGCCGGCCAAGGTCGACGTCCACAACCACATCGCCGCGCCAGACCCGACCCCGGTCGAAATCCGCAACGAAATCCACGAGCGCGAACAGGCGGCCCCGATCGTCAATGTCGAGGTCGAGGCCGTCATGCCGGCGCAGGAAGCCCCGCAGGTCGAGGTGCACGTCGAGGCCGTCATGCCCGACGAAATCCGCACAGCCATCGTCAGCCAGCCCGAGCGCGTGACAACTACAGAAATCACCCGAGACACCCTGGGCAACATCAAGACCAGCAAACAGACGGAGAAGGACGCATGAACGAAGTTCGCCGCCTCCGCATCAAGTGCGAGATCGAGCAGCTAGCCGCCGCGCGCGAGCGCATCGCCAAGATTCGCGACGATGAAGAGCGCGTCGTCAAGGGGCTGTCGCCGCACGGCGACGGGGCGGCTGAGGTAGTCGACGCACTTTCCGAAGTCGGCGCGGTCCTTCTGGTCGCTATTGGAAAACTGGACAAGGCACGCAAATGAACCGGATCACGCTCAAGCAGTTGCTGGAGATCATGCCAGCGGCCAACGCGGCGCAGGCTGCGCAGTTTTTGTCACACATCAATGCCGCGATGGAAGAATTCGCGATAAACACGCCGGCGCGGCAAGCCGCATTCCTGGCGCAGATCGGGCACGAATCCGGATCGCTGCGATACACGCGCGAGATCGCCGACGGCAGCGCCTATGACGACCGCGCATCGCTCGGCAACAACCGACCGGAAGCGATCGCGCTGGCGAAGGCGGCCGGAACGACCACGGGCCGTTACTACAAGGGCCGCGGCCTGATCCAGATCACCGGCTACAACAACTACCGCGCGTGCAGCCGGGACATGCTGCACGACGCGGACGAACTATGCAAGCATCCGGAAATGCTCGAGATGCTGCCGCTTTCGGTCCGATCCGCTGCGTGGTATTGGGATTCCCGCGACCTCAACGAACTGGCCGACGCCGGGAAGTTTGACCTGATAACCAAGGCGATCAACGGCGGGTTAAACGGTCTCATAGACCGCCGGGCGTACCACGCCAGGGCGCAGAAGGCGCTTGCCAGCAACGAGGATGCCGCCGGGCCCGTCCCTTTTCCGAACAAGAAACCCAACCTGTTTCAGAGGATCGCCCAATGGTTCCGTTCGTAGCCGCAGCACTCCCGGCGCTGGTCCAGGCCGCGCCATCGCTTATTCGCATCTTCGGCGAGAGCGCGCAGGCCGAGAAAAACGCCAAGGCCGCCGAAGTGGCAGTCGAGATCGCTAAAGCCGTCACCGAGCAGAAGACGGCGGAGGGAGCCGTCACTGCGCTGCAGGCCGATCCGGAACTGGCGTCGACCTACGCCAAAGCGGTGTCGGCGCATTGGTACGAACTCGCCGGAGAAGCCGGCGGCGGCGGGATTGCCGGCGCGCGCCAGGCCGACCAGGCGGCCATACAGCAGGGCAAGCCGTGGCTATCCCCGGCGCTGTTGGTTGCCATGATGATTCTGCCGTTGGTCTACATGGTGTCCGGCGCCGTACTGTTTGGCGAAGATTGGACGATGGAGATCAAGGCAATGGTGGTGTCTTCGATCATTTCCCTCGTCCTTGGCAGCGTGACCGGGTTTTTCCTGGGTACAAGCTACGGCAGCCAGCAGAAAACCGCGATGCTGGCGGATAGGCGGTAGCCATGACTCGTGACCGCCGCGCCGCCCTCGTGCAACTCGCCTCGATGCTCAGGTCGGCGCATGGCCAGCTTTCAGAGATTTACCGCGCCGAGCAGGCGGAAGTTGAGGCGCAGGCCGTTGCCATCGAGGCCGGCGATCCGGGCGACATCTTCATCCGCCGGCCGGTATACGAAATCGCTGCCGCCCTGCAATTGCTCTACGGATGCGTCGAAAACATGGAATGCGCCATCGCCGACGAGGTGCCGACGTGATCGAATTACTCTCCGCACTGTTTCCTGGGGAATTCTTGGTTTACGCCGCGCTTATCGCATCGGCGCTTTTCGTGCTTGCCGGAATAATTGCGATGTTCGCACGGGACATTAACAAATGAGCGACCTGCACCACGAACGCCACCTCGAAAAGGAAATGCTCGAAGCGGCGCAGCACGTCGCCGACGTGTCGCACGTCGAAACGGACCCGCTGCTGATCATCCTCTGGCGGCTCAATCACCAGGACCGCACGCTCGATGCCATCAAGGGCGACCTCCATGCGGTCGGCGAGACGCTGAACGATCACATTGCCCGCGAGGACACCATCAAGGAATCCATCGACGAGATGGTCAGCATGTGGAAAGGCTCGAAGCTGGTCGGCAAGCTCATGACCTGGCTCGTCGGCATCATCGCCGCCATCGG